CATATAATTTAAATAATATACCTATTAGCACTATTGCAGAAAAAATAGTAGAGTTTGGTCAGCAATCGGATAAAACTTGGAAGTTGTATTTGTTTGATCCTGAAGAAGGCGAACTGTTAGATGCATTAATAAATGCAAAAGAATCAAACAATGATAGCAGTTATATACACCTCTTTGATTTCGGACAATATTTTGATACAGTTTTTTATTGTAATGCAAACTACAGAGCCAACAAGCAGTTAAACTTAATAAAACGTTTATACCTTAATAACTTTCATAATTGGCAGGTTGGTCCTTTTTATCCATACGAATTACTAAGCAGTTACATATTTGAATATCAAGATCACCCGGAAGAATATTCGCGTGATGTATCTCATATCGATAAACATTTTATTTCTCTAAATGCAGTATCCAAGCCTGAAAGAATGGTTGTTTTAGATCATTTACTAAACTATGCAGATCAAGTGGTGTATTCTTGGCAAAGAAAAAATTACAGGGAAGGACAAATATCCCACTATTGGAACGACAAATTATTTACTTGTAAAAACTTCGACCCCAATCAAATAAAACTACTTGACCACGATTTACAACATAACGGTGGAGAGCAATGGAGATTTGCACCACATTATTGGAATTGTGCAATAGATGTTTTTGCTGAAAGTAATCCTAGTAATCCAGAATGTCTTTTTATTACAGAAAAAACCTGGAGACCGTTTTTGTTTGGTAAAGTATTTTTAGGATTTAATAGTCATCATTATTACAAGCAATTAGAGACATTAGGTTTTAAATTGTACCATGACATCATAGATTATTCATTTGATAATATAGTAGACAACGCTCGTAGAATGGATGCCTTTTGCAAAGAAATTGATAAGTTAGCAAATGTACCTCTAGAAACGTTAAAGAATAAAATACTTAACTCAGACGAAATAATTCAACATAATATGCTAACAGCACAACAACTACCTTATACAAAACTACCACATGAACTTAAAAAATTCAAAGATATTTTTGATATAATCATACCAAAAGTCTACCATAGAACAAACGAAAACTTAGAACTTGACAAATCACTAAGTAGTGTTATAATATGATTTTAACTTTGAAAGAGGTAGTAGCACTATGGAATTTGGAACAGCCGCACTTTTTATTGGATTTGTTGTTTTAAATACTGTTTTTTCGTATAATGCAGGTAAAAAGGATGGAATTTTTACCGGAATGATAAGTATTACTCAGTTTTACAAAAAAAGAAGTGCTCTGAAAGATAAACAGAGCATATTAGGATTTGAAAATTGGCCTGTTGAAATACAAGCATGTTTTATGAACCCAAATCCAGACAATTTTGAAGACTGAGAATTATGCCAAGAAAAAAACAAGCAAGATCAATTTACGTTACTAAAGAACCTGACTGGAAGGCTTTACGTCTTATAGAAGGTCAAGAAGAAAGAGATAAAGCATTTGACAGTTGCGAGTATTTCGCTAGAACAGAAATTTCATCTAAAAAGAAAGCAGAAGCAACTAGAAAGTGGATTAAAAATGATTCTGGATGGGATAAAGAAGAAATTAAAATTATTCTAGCAAATCCAGACTGGGCATTTAGCAGTACATCTGCATTCTTTATATATTCTAAGATTGGATACATTGCAGAAAGCACAATGGCTTACACTCTTAAAAGAAAAGAAGAGTGGCTTAAACGTGGTGTTGAATGTTTAAAAGAAAAAGAAGAAAAAGAAGAAGCAAAAGCCGCCAAGCCAGTCGTTAGTATTCAAGACAGAATGAAAGAGCAATGCTCTCCTTTGATGGCAGAGTGGGAACATTATATTGATCAATTAGTTGACGGCAATTTTGATGTTAAATCGTTTGATCCTTATAACGAAATGAGGGCATACAATGTTGCTAAAATTAAGCCAGCACACGCAAAAGTGATTAAAGAAGAATTTGATGCACAGTATCAAGAAGCATTAGAAGTGTTAGAATGGAAAGACGAAGATATCAAAGAAGCATATCAAAACTTTACACCTAAGATGAGAAAAGATTTTGTAGCATTTTATGAAAAAATTAATACTGCATGTGATACGTTAATTCAAACGGGCAAAGCAACACGCAAACCTCGTAAACCTAAAGCAGTTAGCAAAGAAAAAATGGTTGCTAAGTTGAAATTCCAAGTAAACGATCCTGCATTAGGTATTGCAAGTATAGATCCTACAGAAGTTGCACATGCTAACGAACTTTGGGTATACAATACCAAGACTAGAAAATTAGGTGTGTATCATGCACAAAACAAAGACCCACGCAACATGGGTAGAGATGGCTTAACAGTTAAAGGCACAACTATAAAAGCATTCGACGAAGACCTAAGTATGCAAAAAACACTTAGAAAACCAGCAGAACAATTACAAAATTTCAAGGGAAATGCAAAAACTAAGTATCAAAAAGCATTTGATGAAATCAAAACAACAGATACTAAATTAAACGGACGATTTAATGACAACACTATCATTCTTAAAGCCTTTTAAGGCAAAAGTAGATAAATAGTAGTATGGCAGATCAAATCGGATACAATAGTCGCGAAGACTTAATCAAGGAAATTCAACTACGTTTAGCAGACGGCATAGTTGATGTGGAACTTGATCGTGAACATTATGACGTTGCAATTAAAAAGGCTATTGCAAAATATCGTCAGTTGAGTTCTGGTTCAGTAGAAGAAAGTTTGATCTTTATTCAAACACAGGATGGTGTTACTGAGTACACATTACCAGACGAAGTAATGGAAGTACGCAGATTATACAGAAGAGGTATTGGTACTAACAGCGGTGGCGGTACTAACTTTGATCCATTTGATGTTGCATTTAATAATATGTATATGCTACAAGCAGGCCAAATAGGTGGACTTGCTGTATTTGATGCATTTGCACAATACAAAGAAGTAATTGGTCGTGTGTTTGGTAGTGAATACAACTTTATATGGAATCGTAATACAAAAATTCTCAAAATACTTAGAAGTGTAAGACATGAAGAAGAAGTTGCAGTAGGCGTATATAATTATATACCAGAAAGCATTTTGTTAAAAGATGTTTATGCAAGTGATTGGTTATCTGCATACGCACTTGCCCAAAGTAAGTATATGTTAGGCGAAGCAAGAAGTAAGTATACAAGTGGACTGCCAGGAGCCGGTGGCGCAATACAGTTAAACGGTACAGAATTAAAAGCAGAAGCACAACAAGAATTAGAGAAACTAAACGAACAAGTACACTTAATGGAAGAAGGAAACGATCCGCTAGGATTTGTAATAGGTTAATGAAGTTAATAGGCATTGTAGGATTTATAGGATCAGGAAAAGACACAGTAGCAAAAGAATTCTGTAAACTAGGATGCGTACAAGACAGTTTTGCCGCTCCATTAAAAGATGTTTGTAGTGCAATATTTGGTTGGGACCGAGAAGCAATAGAAGGCGAAACAGTAGAAAGCAGAGAATTTAGAGAAACTGCTGACCTATATTGGACAAGAAAGACAGGCATAGATAACTTTACTCCAAGACTAGCATTACAATTAATGGGTACGGATGTAATGCGTAATCATTTTCATGAAGATATTTGGATCGATAGTTTAGAATATAGACTTAGAGCCAAAGCAGAAAAAAGATGTGTAGTGGTTAGTGATGCAAGATTTACAAATGAGCTAGATCTTATTAGAAAATTAGGCGGGCACATTATATGGGTACAAAGAGGCGAACTACCGCAATGGTATGAAACAGCAAAAACAGCCTCTAAAAATGCTATTGATAGAAAAATTATGGAAACACGTTATAGAGATGTTCATGAAAGTGAATGGAACTGGGCTGGTTATCCAGTAGATTATATTATTAAAAATAACAGTACACTAGAAGATCTCTACAAGGATGTAAATGACATACATCAAGAAATATTCCAATCGGCACTTAAAATAGTAAAATAGCATAATATCGGCTAATATCGGCCAATTTCCTAAAAACGTTAAAATATGCGAAAAGTGATAAATAAATGCATACGACATTTCGTATCTTAATATATTAGGAGATAAACATGGCGACATTAGTAAGTCCTGGTGTTAGCATAAGTGTTTCAGATGAAAGTTTTTACGCCCCAGCGGGAGCGGGTACAGTACCTTTAATCGTTATTGCAACGGCTCAAGATAAAACTGCACCAGACGGAACATCTACAGCGGCTTATACTACATCGGCAAAAGCAGGACAACTTTATCAGATCTCAAGTCAGAGAGAGTTGTTACAAAACTATGGTAATCCAGTATTTAAAGTTAGTTCAGGTACACCATTACACGGTGATGAACTTAACGAATACGGATTAATGGCCGCATACAGTTTCTTAGGAATTTCCAATAGAGCATACGTTTTAAGAGCAGACATCGATTTAGATGCTCTTGAGGCATCAGCAAGTGCTCCTTCAGGTGCGCCTGCAAGTGGTACATATTGGTTAGATCCAGACACAACTGTATGGGGTATGAAAAAATATAATGCTACAACAGGTAAGTGGGTATCAGAATCTGCAAACGTATTAGTTGCTTTATCAAGCGACCTACAAGCAAATGGTACACCTAAATCATCCTTTGGTAAAGATGATGAAATCTGTGTAAGATACTTTGACCAAGACGGTACAGAAGCATCAAGCATTAAATTCTACCAGAAAAACAGCGGTACATGGTACCACATCGGATCAAGTGCATGGCAGTCAGCAACAAGCAAAGACTTCCAAACAGCAATCCACACTAAAATACCAACAGCAAGAAGCAATGGTGCTACAAGAGTAGACGGTGATTTATTCTTACAATTAAATGCACCTAACAATGGTTCTTCAGTTGATTTTTATGCATACGAATCTGCACAATGGAAAGCAGAAAACGTTGTAGTAAGAGACAAGTCAACTATCGCAAGATACAACTACGAAACATTACTTGGTAACTATGCTAAAGGTGATGTTTGGGCTGACGTGGCAGGTGAAACAGAAGATTCTGCAACACCAGAAGCAACAGTTTCATTAAAAGCATACAATGGTAATGCTACAGTATCAGTAGAAAGTTCAGCAGTAGTTGGTGCAGTATCTAATGCTGTAAGCAATGCTACAGCAGTTGCATTTAGTATTAGATCAAACTGTTCAGAACAAGCAGGCTTAATTGATGTATACAGTACAAGTTCTACAGATGGTAACATCTCAGTAGACGATATTGTTACAGATATTCAATCAGCACTTTCAAGTTCTAACGCATCAGTTTCTTATGCTGACGAAATCATTGCATCAAACAACGGCGGTAAAGTTAAATTAATGAACAGCAAAGGTAATGAAATACAACTATTACCTGGCGTAACAGGTTTTTCATTAGGTTCATTTAATCTTTCAGCAGGAAAGTACAACAACTGGGATGATATCTCATATGAAGTACAATCAAGTGCTCCAACAGGTGCAGTTGCAAATGCAAGTCTATGGTACAGTGCAGACATTGGCGAAGACAATGTTGATATCTTAGTAAATAGTGGTTCTGCATGGAACACATACTCAGGTGACTGGCAGACTAAAGCAAGTGAACCTTCAACACAAAGTGGTGGCGGTTCTTTAGTAAACGGCGACCTTTGGATTGATACTGGTGATTTAGAAAACATCAAAATTTACAAGCATGATGGTACTGACTTTAACGTTATTGATTTAACAGATCAAAGTTCAGAAGAAGGTATAGTATTTGCTGATATTAGACCAGACGCATCAAGTTCAAACGACTCGGATGCTCCTCTTGCCGTAAACTTCCCAACAGGAATACTTGCTTGGAATACAAGAGCAAGTGGTGGTGGTGTAAGACAATACATCAAGAACCTCACAGTTGGCGGTACTTTAATTGGTGATAGATGGGTAAACTACAGTGGTAACAAACCAGATGGTTCACCTCACCTTTTAAGAAAAGCACAAAGAAGAGCAGTTGTAAGACAATTACAAGCGGCAGTGGCTAGCAACGATGACATTAGAAACGAAACTAATAGATTCAATCTTGTTGCAGTTCCTGGATATCCAGAACTAACAGACGAAATGTTAGGTCTAAGTGTTGATAGAAAAGACACAGTCTTTGCACTTATAGATCCACCATTACGTTTGAAAGCAGATGCACAGTCTGTTCAAGAGTGGGCTAACAACAGTAATAATGCAGTTGAGAATGGTGAAGACGGACTATTAAGTTCTTCTCCACAGTCTGCTGTTTATTACCCACACGGTTTATCAACAAACTTAGATGGTAAAAATGTAATGGTTCCTGCTTCGCATATGGCGTTGAGAACTATTGCATATAACGACCAGGTGGCATTCCCATGGTTTGCACCAGCAGGCTTCCAAAGAGGTCTTGTAAGTAATGCAACAGCAGTTGGTTACTTAGATCCTAAGGAAGGCGAATTTACTCCAGTAGCAGTAAATGAAGGTCAAAGAGATGCATACTATCTTAACAAAGTAAACCCAATAGCAAACTTCCCAGGAAGAGGAATTTCTGTATTTGGTCAGAAGACATTAAACCCAACATCAAGTGCGTTGGATAGAGTTAATGTTTCAAGATTGGTAATCTACATCAGAGAACAACTTGATGATGCAGTTAAGCCATTCTTGTTTGAACCAAATGATTCAGTAACTAGATCAAATGCTAAAGGCGTGGTTGATAGATTCTTAAGTGGATTAGTAACACAAAGAGGATTGTATGACTTCGTAACAGTTTGTGATACTTCTAACAATACTCCTGCGAGAATTGATAGAAATGAATTGCATATTGATATTGCAATACAACCTGTTAAAGCAGTTGAATTTATTTACATTCCAATCAGAATCCAAAATACTTTGGGTCAGACTAACTAAGTTAAATTTAACTTATATTAAAAGGGCGGTTTTTCCGCCCTTTTTTTATATCTAATTAAAAGGGTAGTTATTAATTTTGGCCTTTTTTTGATAAATAAATGCATAACTTATTATTAATAATAAAGTTCGTTAGGAGAACAAAATGGCAGATTTAACAAACGGGCCAACCAAAGATAAATTTGGTGTACCATTAGATAGCAGTTCAGCAACTGGTTCTGGCATCTTGATGCCTAAACTCAAGTATCGTTTTAGGGTTACTTTTGGTAGTCTTTTTGCAGGCGCGGCTGAATCTAAGACAATGACGCAAAACGTACAAAACGTTACGAGACCAGCAATTTCATATGATGAAGTTATGGTTGAAAGTTATAACTCTAGGGTTTACATGCACGGTAAACATTCTTGGGAACCTGTAACAGTTGTTATCAGAGATGATATCAGTAACAGTGTAACTAAGTTAGTTGGTGCTCAGGTCCAGAGACAAGTTAATCACTTCCAGCAAACAACTCCTGCGGCAGGCAACGACTATAAGTTCGATATGCAAATAGAGATCTTAGATGGTGTGAATGCTGGCGCAAGTGAAGTTTGGTTCTTAGAGGGTTGCTTCTTACAAAATGTAAACTACAGTGACAGTGACTACAGTGCAAATGAGCCTGTACAAATTACACTAGCAGTTAGATTTGATAATGCAACACACTATGAAGGTGATAACGATATTAACGGAAGAGTTGACGGCGGAGATCCATTCCCAAGTACAGTAACAGTCGGTAATAACACAACTATTTAATT